ATGATGAGCGATATGGAAGATTTCTTAAACATCGCGAATGGTTTCGTCTTGTAGTGCGCTAAAAAAGTTGCATATACGCATCAAGCCTGTTTATTATTTAATATAGTAAACAGGCTTTTTCTTTTTGTGGTAATGGACAACGATAAAAACAATGGCCGTCGTTTGAAACGGCGCAGTAATCCTGAATCGTCTAAGCGGCAGAGTGAAAAAGTTACAATGGCTTGCGGTCGCAGAAAAATCCGCAAGGTAAAGACAAGGAAGAATTATGACATTTAATCCGGCGAATGTAAAATCGAGGAGTTCTGCGTTAAGGACTGGCGAGATTTATAGCGGCGGTGGTATTCTTGGAATGCTACCATATACAGGTTTCATTTGCAGAGTAACTGCTGTTGATACCGCAAAGACCGTCATTAGAATCGAGATATTACGAAGTCTCGGCAATGACATGGGGACTCAGAGTCTTGACGACATGTTTAATGCTGGTTTCAAACTCAAAACTATCAAGGGCGGAACCGGTCCAGGAACCAACAATGGCGAAATAGTTGACATCACAAACTTTGACAGCGACCTCGGTCAACTAACAACCGTTGCTGTGACGGCTGACTATCTGGTTGGCGATATTGTAGCGTTAATCCCTGACGAAATTTCACAGTTGGCATCGACCGCTACGCCAAAGGGCGAAGTGTTCTATGTCACCAAGACACTCACGAAGGCTTCGGTTATTCACACTGGATCTGGCGTTGCTATCACAGCGGCAAGCACAGGCGGTGCGGTTGCTATTGAGGGCATTACCATCCAGAACGACACGAACGTTGGAGCTGATGCGTCCGGAGGCATACAGGTGATTACGAACGATGTTATTGCCATGAAGCGTGGATTGATTGCAAACGGAGCCGCGTTGACAAGTTTCGCAAGCATCCAGGAAAGCATCGGACATATCCTCAACACGGGCAAGATAATCTATCTGCAAGCGTTGACGGACTCGTTGACCGGTGATGATAATATTCAAGTCACCCTGAAACTCAGGCGTTTGGCGCAAGATGCAACATTAGCCGCAGCGGCGTAAGGAGATAAAATGAAAAGATTTATGACAATTCTGTTCGCCGTTCTGTTGATCGGCATGTTGTCCGGAGATGCGTTTGCGAGCAAGATGTTCTCTTGGGGACAAGACAAGGCTAACAACGAGTATGTGGCTACTACCGGTTTGTTGGCTGGAACTGCCGCCGTTGATTCGCTTACTGCTTTTACGATAAGTGGTGGCGATATTTACATCACTGGCTTATCAATGTTTCTGAATACTGCACCAGGTGCAAACACAGAACTTGCAAATTTTTTAATTGAAACTGGAGGATCTGCTGGCGATACGGCAAAGGTGCGCTTAGGATTAGCTAAAGATCTAAACGGTGTTGCTATCGGCACAACGCAGTACCTGAATCCATTAACTGCTATACTAACAGACTCGCTGGCATACTACGGATCTGAGGCCGCTGGTATTAGTCCTATCGCCGAGGTTGTTAAGTGGAGAATACGGGTTAGGGAGAGTACGGTCATAAGACTGCTTCTCCCCGGTGATCAACTAACAGCTATGACTGCAATACTTCATTGGTCAAAGGTTGATCCGACTTCTTCAGCAATAGTGACGGCTGAGTAAGAATAGGATGGGTAGGGTTTTGGCTCTACCCATTTAACTCATGAAAAAATACATACTTGTAATAGTCCTTGCTCTCTTTTTGTGCGGTGGTGTGTTTGCGTCAAGCATTCTCACTATCGCACAACAGGAAATACTCACCGCTATTGAAGGCGGTGCGTCATGTTCTGAGGCAATTGAGGACACGCTCAACGTCATATATGACGCTCTTAGCCATGTGCCAAAGTTCGGTGGAACTATCTGGTTTGTGAGTGAAGGCGGGAGTGATGATAGTTCTGGTCGTGATCCACATCAAGCATTTCTGACTATCGGTAACGCTCTTGATAGCACTGTATCTGGCGATGCTGTATCTGTTATGGCTGGAACTTACACTGGGGTTGGGCTTGTTCTTGGCGAAGCTGGAGTTAAAGACAACCTTGAAATGTGGTGTGAGATCGGTACTATCATATCCCCTGCAAGTGGTATCGCTTTAACCATAGCAGGTAATTACTGTAAGTTGATTGGTGAAGTGTCGATATTCCCAACTGGTGCAGCCGGTCTTTTGGTTAGCGGTGCAAACTGTGTTATATCTGAAGTCAAATCACTCGCCGCTGGGGTTGGAACAGACTGCTATCATATCACAGGTGCCGGGGTAGTAATGACTCGGTGTGTTGGCGGTTTCCCAACTGCAACGTATGCTGGATTTAATATATCTGGCGCACAAGGAAGATTTTATGAATGCTCTGTTGTAGGCAATACAACATCTTACGGTTATCATATTCAGGGTGGAGTTGATACAGGTGTTATATCTAACGCTACATCAACCGGGCACGCTTCAGGCGGGTATTACATTGATGCCAATTCTACTGACTGGACAATCCTTGATTGCTCTTCTGGTGGCGGCGATGGTAAATGGGTAGATGTTGACCATGCTAATATATGGAGTGGGTTTACATATCCAGAGACAAAATATAAATCCATTACACTTGACAATAGTCATGCCTACAATCTGTTTGAGATTACTGGCGGCGTTGAAATTATTGAGATATCTGGAACTGTTACGACTACACTGGAGGGGGCAAATACGGATGTATCTTTTCAGCTTTATGGGAGTACCGGACCAAATACAGACATAATAACCAAAGCCACTGATGCTGACATGGGAACCGCAGCTGTCGGTTCTATCGTTATAAAAACAGAAGATCCCGGTAAAAAAGTAACGTTCCTGTCTGCTGGCGTACCGTCAGTTGACAAAGGTACAGACCCGAAAAAGAAAAAGGCAACATTGGTGGCTGCGCTCACTGGTACTACGCATATTAGATGGGTATGCGCTGGTAATAACGATACTTCAGGAGCCATAGACTTCCATGTTGAATGGCGACCGATGAACGATGATGGATTTTTAGAGCCGTACACTCCGTAATGAACAAGCGAGATTTATCCCTACTTACGGAGCAGTTGGCGTGGGCTAAGGACTTTAATAATTTCCCTGAGTACTGCAAGAGGTACATGAAGATCCAGACGAAAGAGCATGGACTTCAGCCGTTGATCCTTAACCCTCCGCAGATGAAATTATTTAACAAGATATTGTATAATATCAAGAACGGTTTACCGCTTTATTTCATAATACTAAAAGCGAGGCAGATGGGCTTTTCGACGGTGATCGAAGCGATCATCACTTGGCTGACGATGTACAACGCTGACTGGAGATCTGCAATCATAGCGCATGGTTCGACCCCGGCGAGCAACTTGTACAATATGTTCAAGATTTATCACAAGTATATTCCGGATGACATAAAGTCAGCATTGTTGAGTTCTGGCAACGAGAAGGTGTTGAAGTTCAAGGATACAAGATCGTCTGTGAACATCTTCACCGCGGAGAACCCGCAAGCAACATCGTCTGGAACGTTCCAATCGGTGCATATATCTGAACTGTCAAAGTGGCGTGATCAACGAACCGCAATGGTATCGTTGGAACAGACCATACCGCGTAATGCTTTTGTAGCGATTGAGTCAACAGCATTTGGAGTTGGTAACGAGTTCCATAAAAAATGGGTATCGGCTGAAGCTGGAAATAGTGATTACACCCCGTTGTTCTTCCCCTGGTATGAACATCAGGAGTACTTTGTTCCACTAAATGAAGGTGAGGTGATCGAACCGGATTTCGAGGAAAGATATTACTATGAAAAGTACAAACTTACTGACGAACAACTGAAATGGATGCGATGGTTTAGGGTTAATAAATGTAATGGTGAATGGAGTGTGTTCAAGCAGGAATACCCGGCAGATCCTGAAGAGGCGTTTATCTCGTCCGGTAGTCCAGTATTTGACATGCGAGTATTACAACGTAGAGAGCTTGAGATCGAGAAGAGTGAAGAGCCGATTATGCGTGGCGAATTTATCGTCAAAGAAGAAGAAGGTGGCAAGTACAAAGTAAACTGGTTGCCGAATGAAAGTCTGAATGACAACAACTTTGTAGAGATTTACGGTGCGCTTCCAGATCAGTATGATAAATGGAAGTATAGATATACGATTGGCGTTGATGTTTGCGAGGGTATTGATAGACAGGCAACGGGTTCACCATCGAAAGACAAGAAGAGTTCTGGCGATACAGACTTCAATGCGATAAGTGTTTGGGACAAGATCAAGGGTAAGCAGGTTTTATTTGCCAGGAACAAATTTGACACGTATAGACTTGCAGAGCAGATCTTTGGTATAATGGTTTATTTTGGTGGCAATACAGACAAGACATCTTACCCGCTGACAGTGATTGAGCGTAACAATTCCGGACTTGCGGCGATAAGGTTCCTGATTGATTTGTATCTTCGAAAGTACGGGGTGCCGCTTGAGAGGTTATACCACACTGGAAAGTTCGACACGAATTACGAACCGACAGGTGATCAGTTAGGGTTCAGGACGAGTCAGCAGACTAAGCCGTTATTGATAAGTGAAATGCAACAGAGATTGATAAATGGTACTGACGGGATACAGAGCAAACGTGTGATCAGGGAAGCAAAGACGTATGAGCGCAACGCAGCGGGTCAGATGAATGCTGTTCAGGGTCAATGGGACGACGCTGTTATCGCACAGTGTCTGAGTTATGAAGGTGTAAGGAGAGATCATTTGCCAATGGAGTTGGTAGATAAAAAAAAGTTGACCGGATGGAGAAAGCGAGTGTTTGGCAACAAGTCTAAAAATGTGGGGTACTGGAGCAGTGGCGTTAAATAGTAAAGAAAATAACGAGATTGTTGATGAAGTAATCCATACCCACTCTTACTATGTCCAAGAGTACCAAACTCGCCTTGATATGATTCGCAAGAACAATAGCATGGTAAACGGTGATCAGTGGGATGCGAAAAAGAAGGCTAAACTCAACAAACAAGGTCGTCCAACGTTAAGTTTGAACATTGAGTTGCCGTTAGTGCTACAACTCATTGGTACAATGACAAGCAATAAACGTTCGATCAAAATTATACCCGTTGACAACACTGCTGATGACCAGATAGCCACTATCCTAACCAAGCTTTTATTGCATATAGACAACAGAAGTATCAATGATGTTGAGTATCTTGATGAACAGCAATTCTCCGCTGGCGTGATCGGCAGTTCAGGCTGGCAATTTATAGACGTCGAATATGAAGAAGATCCACTTGGAGAGATAAGGGTTTATTCCGAGAAGAATACCGACATACTTGTTGATCCAGACGCTGTAACGATTGACCAAAAGGACTGGAAGAAGGTCATACGGCGTAGATGGATGTCTTGGAGTGCTATACGGTTTGAGTGGAATAATGTTGTCAAGGAGAAGAGTCCAGGCTATTTCAAGAGAATATGGGAAGCGACAATCGAAAGACTCAAACCTGATCTGCGCGACAAAGGCATAGATGATCTTGTGACACAGAACAACAATATGTTCAGGGTGATAGAGCAGTGGGAACGTAAGAAAGAGCGCGTCGTGAGTATTCAGAACCCTGCTGATGGTGAGATCATGCAGGTTAAGCCAGGCAAGATAGCTGATGAACTTATTGAGAAACATGGTTGGGGATTGATACATCAGGGCATTCGGTATTATCTGGATGTCAAAACTGTTCTGCCGTTCACTAATCAGGTACTTGAAAGAAAGCGTTACAATTATTATTACTATCCGTTTGCTGGTTATTTCCCATTGAAGTTTAGCGGATTGCCGCTTATTGATGGTATATCCTATGTTGAGAACCTTCACGGAGCGCAGGAAGAAAAGAATAACATGCGATCCGTTATGCAGGACACACTTCAGCGAACTCCTGTTGGCGGAGCAATCTTGCCACCTGGTGAAGATGCGTTACTTGAAGAAATGCGAGTGCATGGATCTGAGCCTGGATTTTTTGGTATTCGAGAAGGCACAAACGGTATAATTGAATGGTTAAAACAGAATTTTCCTACTGGCTGGCATCATTTGTCATTGTCTAACGATGTTGACATTCAAAGAATATCGGCAATGCCATTGGCACAACAGGGCATATCTGAAAGTTCAAGCGAGTCTGGTACGCTGTTTAACTCAAAGGTTGCACAGGGTTTGACTTCGATGGGCATGATGTTCTCTAATTTCAAACGTGCGAGAAAGCTTGCTGCAAATATTAAGATAGAGCGGATACAAAAGACCTATACGCAAGAGCGGATATACAGAATAATTGGCGAAGAGAACAGTGAGGTTGTACCGGTCAATGTTCAGTACGGAGCCGGACAAATACTTAACGACGTGTCTGTTGGGAAGTACGACGCTATCGTTGATGAAGTTGAACACATCAATAATTACAGCGAGGGTGAACTCAAGGCATTGGCTGAAGTAGCGAAGGGCGTTCTGCCGTTGTTACCGCCGAGTATTGCGATAGAGTACCTTGCTGAAATGATAAATAATACCACGCTTGAGAACAAGAAGCGTTTCAGGGATATGTTGTTAGGGGCTGCAAAGCAGATGGAAGGACAACCGGCCGGTGGAGCGCAACAAGGTCAAGGTGGAACAAATAACACAGAACAAACGCAACTTCAGTGAGTATCGGGATTCTGGCAATCGCCACCCTGAGAAAGCGGAGGATTGAAAAGTAACCGGATTCTGGCTAACGCCACCCGGTAAAACGCAATAGCAGAGGATAAGATGAACCCGGAAGACAACGAAAACCCAAATGTTAATCTTGATGAAGTCAGGTTTAACGACGACGGTACTGTAGAGATTAAGGCTGACACGCCTCCTGATTTACCAAAATATGAAGCGTTACCAGCTGATTTCGATCCATCGAAGTATGGACTGGTAAAGCCGGAAGATGCTGCCGCTACGAAGGTAGAGCAAGATCGGTTGACGGCTGAAAATGCGAATTTGCAGAAACGCTTTGAGGATACACAGAGAGATTATCATAGTAATCTGCAACAGCAAAGCGCACGAGTGATACAGGCAGATCAGCAGTATCAACAGCAACCGCAGTATCAACAACAGTACCAACCCCCAGCACAGCAAAAGCCTAAAGAGACGGCAGCGCAGGCATGGGATGCACATTTGAAGAACCCAACACAGGCTTCAATGGATTACTACTACACTGTCAAAGCCAACGAGGACTCGGCAAATGCGATGGCACCCATGATGCAACAGATGCGACAGATGATCCAGCAACAACAGGGTTACACACAACAAGCGACTGATCGCGTGTCTATTCAGAGTAACCCGATGTTCAAGGGGATTGATTACAATGCAATGGATAAGTCGTTCCAGGCTCAACCTGGTACGCAGGAAGAGACAGCATTTGTGCATTTGGTTCGCGAGGCTGGCGGTATCGAAAAATATCACGAGCAACTACGAAAGACCCACAATGACAAACTGATATTGGACATCAAGACTGCGAAGGCAAAGAATCCTGGCAAGGGTAAGTTGACTGCTGGTTCAAGCCCTAAACCTTCATCCGGTAATGACATCATGGAACATCCTGAGAATTACACTGAGGCTGAAATGATAGCACACATGAAACGGATGGAGATATAAACCAATTTCGAACATAAGGAGATTTTATATTGTCGTTTGATTTTACACGACTAAACGAACTCACTCCTCAGGCTATTGCGAAACTCGCAAGAGCTGAGACGTGGTTCAACTCACCATGGGCACCATATATTTCGACCATCGAGAACTCGGTGGAACGAAAAATGGCTGGCATGGGAGATTTAGAACCCACTGGCGCACCTATCACGCGCTACACGGAGTTCGCCAAAGAGGGAACAGACACCCTTTATGTCCCACAGTACGGCAGATTGTATGGCGAAGGTATCTACGGAGATAATGACCTTGCAGGGACAGAAGAAGATCTCGAAGTTTACAGAGCGCAGGTGATAATTAACGCTATCGCCCATGCCGTGAACGTAAAGAAGGGTCCGATGAACGCATTGCGCTCGTCAGGGATTGATGGCAACACAGGCGAGATGGGTCAGATGATGCAGGGTAAGCCGGCATTGTCAGGATGGTTCAGCGATAAACTGTCATGGGAAGTCTCACAGGCTTTCTATCGCGGTTACAATCCTGCTGTACTTGCCGCTGCCGCTGATGGCGGTCCAGCAATATCCCAACGCAACCACCCGCACTTCTGGGTTGCAGATCACGGCTTTGTCACATGGAGTGCAACACATGCTACATATAATGCCAGCATCGAGGATGCGCTTCAGACAATGGAAGGCGGAGCAACCGTCGAACGAGCGATGACAGCCGAGTTGCTTGAGGCTTTGAAACCTGCGCTGATCAAAAAGCGTATTGCCCCGGCGTTGATTAAGGATGGTAAAAAGTTCTGGTTCTTGTTTGTGCATCCGGACGTTATGGCACAGGCTCGCCAAGACGACAAGATTATGACTTCAACTCAGAGCGCATTCCGCTCCGGACAGTTGAAAGATCCGATGTTGACTGGCGTTGAATTGTTCTACAACGGCTTTGCGCTGAAAGAGAATTTGATCGCCGCTCCGGAAATCCACGAGGATGGATCTGACAATATTCTGTATGGTCCGACCAATGCTGCCGAGGATACGCTGCTTAACCCGCTCCTGTATGTTGAATCGACTGATGAAATTGACAGGAATTTGAAGGCGAGTTTGATACTCGGATCTAATGCTCTTTCCATTGGCGAATTGTCAAATGGTGAGATGGTAGTCGAAGACAGCGGAACGTACAAGCGTAAAGCTTCCGTTGGTATGACGACTATCTTTGGCGCAGCTCGCAATGACTCTTACGATGTCATTGACGGTGCAACAGCAGTCAAGAACTTCGGTTCAATGGTTGTTGTAACAAACTCACCTGAATAGGAGAAATTATGTCCGATCCTACTTTCACGAAAAAAGTTGGTAACCGCCGGACTGCATGGTTCACTGGACCAGTGGTTTCCGGTGATCCGTTACCCACTGATGGGTATAAAAACTTTGCAATGCTTCAGGACACTGAGGGAAACAAGGTGTCGTTCATTATCAGTGAGGGTGCGCCAAGTACCGACTACACTGGAGCTGGCATCTGTTCACTATGCTTTGATATAACCAATGGCAACATCTACCTGAATCATGACGGCGTAGATGATTGGGATCAAATCACTGCGTCTTAGTGTACGTAATTTAGAGAGGGGATTTAACTATCCCCTCTCACAAACTTTGAGGACAATATGGCTGATATGATAGCAATCGAACGGAACGTTAGTGACGTTTACTCGCGCAAACAGGTTCACAGATTTGGAACAAAAGGGCGCAAAGGGAAAGTGTACAAATGGCCTGAACACGCCCCATCGGTACTCAGTGTTCCAGTTGAATTTGGAGAACACCTCGCCAAAACGATGCCTGATAAATTCAGTGTATCTGACAAAATAGCGCCGAGCATCAACGCCACAGGTAAGAATACCGTACCTGGGTTGGTTGCGGATGGCGATACTGCCATTGACCTTGCTTCATGTTCGAGCGATGATATGGTTGTTGAGTTACGCAAGCGAGGCTGGCGTGGAATGCGCCCCCCGAAGCCAAAAGAAGAACCCAAAGAGACGGTTAAGGTTTCTGACACAGAACCCAAAGACGACGCTGAATAATGGCGACACTTCTTCAGTTACGCACAAGATTGCGGTATCGGCTTGATGATGTCGATACCGCTAATCCGCGGATAGTTGACGCTAACTACAACACCTGGATCAATAGCGCATTGAAGCGGATAGCGCGAGAGGCGTTATGTTTCAAGGATACTGACACAATCACCGGTGACGGATCTACAGGCTATACCTTGATCGGAACTCTCGCAACAAACCTTGCATCTGACTATTATCTCATGCACGGTGTCGATGTTGATTATAGCGCAATTATAGCATGGACTGGAACTACACACAAGATATTACGCCAAGTTGACATTGAGCGGATACGCGAAGAGGTTGTGGCTGTATCTGGTACTTTACCTGCCGATGAACTTCCAACCATGTATGCGCTGTACGGGAATACAATTTATCTCAATGCACAGATTGTGGCTGGAGCTATAATTCATGGCAGATACTTTGGAACTCCCGTAGCATTGACTGTTGACGGTACTTCACCAGAAGCCCCGCTTGACACATGGGACTCGTTAGTTGTTGCGGCGGCAAGACTTGAACACACAGTTGATGAAGAAGGTGGTAATCTTGACTCTTCGGTTGTTGTGGGCGCGACAAAAGAATATCAAACTGAGTTGAAAAAGTTCCTTCAATTCTTCCCGAACGAGAGTTACGGCACCGCAAGGCAGGAGAGAGGCTAATGAATTTAGAAGCACTCACAGAAGCATTGCGCTTCAGGTTTGAGACAATTGGCGTTAAGTCGCGTATTCACCCAGGTATGTTCGACACTTGGATTAATCGCGGTATCGAACGCATTGCAACAGATACTTTATATCTTGAAGGAGAAGCGACATTAACCCCCGACGGTACAAACTCATCATTCACAGTTATCGGTTCAGGTGCGGACAATGTTGCTTCTGACTTCCTTGCGATCAAGTCATGCTATCATTCTGAAGGCGTTATCGAAGAAATTCAGATGGACAAGATTGAAGAACTTGCGGTTGATGGCGATATAATTGCTGGCAATCCAACCGGGTATGTTATATTTGGCGGTAAGATATATTTCAATAATATACCTGGCGCGACGTTAACGGTCAATTTCAAATATTACAAGGTTCCATCCACCCTGAGTGCTAAGACAGATGAACCCGATTATCCATTGAGTTTATTTGGTCGCTTAGTGCTTGATGCAGCAATGCTTGAATACGCTAACGATATTGACAACGAGAGTCTGTACGGCAAAAGACTGGCGATGTACAAAGACAACCGTACTGACTTCACAAAGGTGTCTGAACGAAAGAGTAAGCTTTCACGTCGATCAACTACGGCTCACACGTTATGAGATATTTGATTTGCATATTATTGCTCACTGGTATTGCTTTCGGCGCATCGTCCGCTGGTGACGGTGGTCTAACTGATTCCAGTGTTGTAAAGGTTAAGAGTAAATCACTTAATCAATATGGTCAGGTTTCAGACTTTTCCTTGACTAAGAATGGTTCTCGTGGCGCACTGTATTATGATGTCTATCGTATCGACTTTGACAACAACATAAGCGAAACGGTTTACACGCGTGGCGAGCTTGATATGACCGACAGCACATGGTGGGCTGGTAAATATTTAGACCTGTCAGATTATATTGACACCTATGCGCTTATCCTATGTTATCATGGGCTATTAGGCACGATTGTAACCACCGTCGAACAATCTGCATATTATGACTCAACAACATTTGGGCTAATAGCAGGATACAACAATGGGTATTACCCAACAGATGTTGTGTTTGCAACACTTGCCGGGGGCGGTGCTGCTGGTGTTGTTTTAGATAGTTTCCTTGTTCGTTTGCCAATAGTACGATTTAAAATTGCCGAACAGGGTGTCTCAGCCCTTGACGTTTGGAACTTCGTTATGTTTTTGAAACATCCACACGAACAATTTGCAACTCCGCAGGGTATTCCGTACACAAGACCGCGCAATACACAGCGTCAAACCTTGCAACAGGGGATTGGGATACATGGCAGATAACGAACAACACAGGATAGGTGGTGAAGGATTTGGAACTATCAACAGAGACGTATCTACTGTCGATAAGCCTTTCAGCGTTGCCGATGTAGCCAGAAACGTCAAGATAGATAAACAGGGTAAGTTGACGTGGAGAGAGTCAATGGCTGAAGTCTATGAAGACCGCCCGAACTGGTTTGACTATACGACACCTTTGACCGCTGCGAAAGAGCGGTACATCGACGAGTCGCGGGCAGATACACAGAACAACTCAGGGATATACAATACCCATGCCCGTAAGGCAGTAGCGTATCTGCTTCATGACAGCACTAAGTATGTATTTGTTGCCAATGTAATATACAGCGATGGAAGTGGTGACTTTGTAAAGCTATATATTTACCATGGAAAAGCTGGTAGTGATGGTGAAATAGACTGGGATGATCCATCAATACAAAAAGCTACTGATGATTTAGTTTTATTAGATCCCATAACCACCTTTCAATATCTTGGTGATGATACCGGAATATCTAATCAGGAATGGATTGACTTCAGTATGGTTGCGGATGCAGATAACGATAAACTGTATCTTGCTGTTATGTTACGTGATGATAGAAACGCAGCAACCGGACACAATCGGGCAATACTGAGAGTAATTGAAGTTGGCAGTTTATACACAGATGATTTCACTGGTGATGCAACATGGGCATTACTCGACGAAGTTGCTGGATGGACAGGTCAAGTAGTTGCTGATAATGCAGACAATGATGCTTTTACGCACGATGTTGATATATGCTTGGTTGAAGATACCAGCTCCCCGGTAAGTCCAAGCATACTATACCTGCATGTCATTTGGGGATTTTACGAGGAGGGTGAAAATCCGTCTTACTATCTGAAACATAGACGACACAAGATAAGCACCGCTACGTGGACGGAAGAGACGGTCATATCGCTTGCTGATGCACATTTAACAGCGGCAACTATCCAAGCCGATGCAACATTAGAAGTTGTGGTCATGGTTTACACCTATGAAGACAATGGAACCGGCGATGGTGATTCGCTCAAGATGCTAGTTTGGGATGCTGATGGTGCTCCGGGTGCAGAAGCTACAGCAGAAATAATAGCGTCTGGTGGGCAAGCTCCTCACATGGAGTCCGTTATATACGCAACAGCGTTCAGTGGTGCAACGTTTTCGATAGACGAGAATGAAGATTTAGCCGTAAGCGTTAAGCGTTACCACATATTGTATAGAACTGAAGCGGCAGTACTTAAATATGTTGCTGCGATATATGCTCCTACCGGAATAACTGTTGGCACTCCAATTGCAATAGGCACCGCAATCGCAGACGGGATAACTCTTGTAACTCCGCAACGTCTCAACTGTTTCGATATCAGCGCAAGAGACGGCGTTGCATGTATTTACGTTGTGCTTGATGGAACTGAAGATATTATCAATCTATACACAGTAGCCGATGCAGCGTCCTCTGCAACAGACGAGGGTCGTGTCCATGTTGGATTTGACTTTGAAGTGTTCCTGAATACAGACAAGATTTATAACATCTACTGTGCAAGGCGATTAAACTTCATTGACCTCGAATTGCATAACGTAGAAGAAGACCCAACAAATTATTACACTTTCCATTTGATGTATTTACGGCAAGAGAAAGATACCGAAGAGGACGAGGTCGTGATAGAGGCTATCCATCATTACCGGATGCCTGAACTTGACGAAACAACGATTAAGACTCACATAGTTCAATGTGATGATAGTCGATACTATAAGCGGAATACGGATCTTTGGCACTGGATGTTGCTTGAGAATACGATGGACCCGCTCAACTCCGACGAGTCATGGTGGAAAAGATTAGCAGCGTCCGTTGCTAATGGTGGATTTGGCTTGACTGAGGCTCCAGATCCCAACCCCCGGACGTTCTTTATTGATCACAAGAAGGTTGTGATGGGTGGGGCGGGTAATGCTGATACTGAAGTTGGCATGAATTACAAGTTGATTGACCGATACTTCTTTACCAATGACGCTGCGAACCGTTATCAAGGCATGTTCATCGACGTGTTTCCGGTATTGCAACCACCTAATTCTGACAACCTGCAAACCAAGGCTTTTACGTTTTTATCAGCCAGCCAAACGCTTGGCAATGTTCTTGATTTTATAGTACCTGCGGACTTGGTGAGACTACCCGCAAGAGAGTACAGACCTTTTATGCTTAACGAATTACGGAATGACATTAACGGGGTTGTTCCAGATATAGATTACGTGGCGCAATTTAGGGGTTTGTCAAGAATAGTGGTGGATAGAATGCCGATAAAGCCGTTCTTTTGCGCCTTGTCGTTTGTTTATGATGGTGCAGAAGAGAGTTCGTTGTACCATATACCTGAAGCCTATGTAGATGCCTTTGATGACCTTGATGGTGATGGCAGTCTTGTTGGGAGTAATATTCCACCAACATCTGCATGGGTAGGTGCAGTGCCCAATAACATCGGTGGTGGTAGTTGGAAAGATTACACAAAACCATATTTAGCCGTTCAATTGCAAATCCAAAAATGGGACAGCATAGATGTTGATAAATGCAATAAGCGCGTAACGGCAATCAGGATATGGATGTCAGAGGTTCTTGATTATAGTCAAGTACCAGAGAAGAGTGCATTTCATCCTGTCAAAACAGTGTTGGTATCTAAGAACAAGGTGTTTAAGGACGAGCTTTGGAATGGTGATGACGAGTGGACATGGGATGATCCATATTACAAGATCACAGTTCCGATTGATATAGATGATTTTCTTGGCAGTTTAAGCTCCGCAACATATTCACAGATAAACGACCACCCGTATGTTGACTTCTTGTACGAAGCCGACAAAGGACTTGAGCTTAGTATGGCAGTGGAAGCGTTCAAGACAGTAGAGATTGCGGCTAACATACCTATACTTGGCAATGTGAGGATTAACGGCGTTGATCACCCGAACTGGATTATTAAACCAGCAACCCGTAGCGAGCTTGGATCTGCAAATATTACGCCGGATGTTTATCCGGAGAAGAATCATGTATCGTTCCCATTCTCGGTGCAATCGATTAAGAAGATTGATGACAACACGATTGTTGTAGTTGGCGATAACGGTTTGGCAGTTGTCGATGTATCAGCAATGTCGGTGCGTGAAATAATGTTGCCAGATGTTGGGACAGAACATGGAATGTCTGCTACACGGATATTCATGGGTAAGCCACATATTGCATTCCTGTCAAGTGATGACAAGAACGGTAATTACATTTGGATATTTGATGGGTTTAATATTGGTGAAGAGATAAGCATCCCGATCTATAACGACTCTATTGACGGTACATATAAGGGCTTAGGTGGATTGACAACACTTGATGACGCTTGGGGATTTGCGCTTCATAGGCATGGTTACTTTATGATGTTCTTCCCGACAGAGGGAATTGTGTTCGTCTATGATACTCGGCGCAAAGGTTGGTATGATTGGACGTTTGACGAAACGTTTGTTGCCGGATGCGTTGGAGTTGACGGCGAATTGTTTATCACTGATGGCGCAAAGGTTTATGACTTCCCCAATCCGTCTTCAGGGCTTGAACCTATATGGCGATCAGGTGGGAATAAATGGAGTGCTGAACACGACTTGAGTTTCTTGCGGATGTTCACATCTTACAAATGCGCTGGATCTGGCATCGATGTCAAGTTGATTGCTGACAAAGGGACGGTTCCGATAGCGACTCCATACCTTCAGAACTTAGCGGCAAGTGCTTCAGAGACAGAGAATACTCGTAAGATTGCAACAGGCACGAAAGCAACACGTGAAGTCCAGGTGCAGATTGAGATCGTCACTCCAGCAAATGCGACAACATTTGAATTGGATAGACTTGAAATTCAGGGTGCGTTGAGGAAAAGACGATGAATATACCAAAGCATCAAGCGAACGTAAATAATTTTAGCGACCTGAGAGGGTCGATAGATAGAGCGTATAGGCTTATTAATGCGATGGCAGACAAGCAAGTACAACTCGAGAGTACTATTCAGTCACAGGCATTGCAGATACAGCAACATGATCAGTTAATTAGACAATTACAAGCGGGAGGATAACATGGGGTTTCCATTAGCGTTGATACCATTAGCAATACAAGGGGCAACAGCATTAGTAAGTTATTTGGGACGTGACAAGAACAAAACATCAAACATATCCGGTGTTCAGGCTCCGACATTCAACGCAAGCGGGATGCGTTCAGCGGCGTTGTCGAACATTGGCGAACAGTCTGCACGGGCGGGACGTTCTGCAAATATGGCGCTCAATGCACAGGGATTGGGTAACACAGGGCTTGGCACGGCGGTTGGTCGTGGTATAGCAAGTGACGCTTCACAGCAAGCACAGAGATCGTTTGCCAACATTAACCAGATGCAAAACCAGTTCCAACAGAACCTTGCTAACTTTAATTTGCAGAAGGCATCGTTGCAGGATCAATGGAAGGCGCAGCAACCGAACTTCATGAGTGATTTAGCTCTTGGTGCAAACGTGGCGGGTGCGTTAACTCCGTTGATGAACCCACAGCAATTTGTGCCACAGTATAATATCAATGGTGGTCAAGGACAGGGTGGCGTACAGTTTGCACCGGGGCCAATTTAATGCCTCCATTCAAACCATTTGGACCCGCTGATTTAGGTCAAGCTGTCAACCAAGCGTTCAACCCACTTGGACAAATGGCGGTCAGGAAACAGACGCTTGAAAACCAGTTCGCAGCAGAACAACAGTTAGCGGCTAATCAGCAAGAGTTTGATCTGCGACAGCAAGAGCAAGAGCGTGGTCGGCAACTCCAGCAACAGCAGAATTTCTTCACTGCAAGGACACAGGGCAATCCGGCGTTTGACGGACTGGGGTTTTCACCGGGTGTTAATGCTGCGCTTCCTGGTATTGAAAACCAGTTCGATCAACAGCAAACAGAGCAACAAAGGCTACAAGTTGAAGAGCAACAAAAGGCAATCGAAATAAAACAACTGGCTAATCGTGTAGTGGCACATACCGCTATTGTTGGACAGATCGAACCTATCAATAAAGACTTTGCAGACAGATTAAGGGAATTAGTGGGTACGGATGAGTTCGATACTTTCATGGACGCTGCTAGAGATATGAAGGTCTTTGATGGAGACAGCCCTTTTATCGCACCATCGAAACCTGAACCAGTGCCAGATCCGAACATATTTAGTGTGTTAGGTAAAGAGTTCACGGTGTTTGAGGCTATGCGTGAATTGGGAAAAGCCCGAAAAACAGACCCACTAACAAGCAACCCTACAAACCCTGAACTTGTGACCGCACTCGAAGATGCCTTATCAGCCAGAGGTGTAAATGTTGGCGGTGGTACAGATCTTGACAACCCCAACGAAGCAGAGGAATGGTTCAAGGGTTTAGATCCGCAGTCTAAGTCAAACATACAGACGGTGATAACCGAAGACAACGTATCATTGGAACAGGTTTTCGAAATGATGGGTAAATAGGTACAATAATGGCACCCTTATCAGTTGATGACATACGTTCTGGAATGGCAGGTACGCCAAAGAAGCAAGCAACTCCCAACGGCGGCGGATTTAGCGTTGACGCTATCAGGTCTGCTATGTCTGGAAAGACGGCACAACCTGCACAACCTTCAGCCTTTGAACAGGTTAAGGAGGTTGGACAACAGCTTGGTCAAGCGATAGGTGCGGTTCCAGGCTTTTTTAAGAACGTATTGCCACAACAGGACGACCCGTTGTTTGCTGAATTGCGCAACATAACACAACAGACAGTTCAACCATTGTTCGGCGGTGCTGAAATCATACCTAACGCTGCGATTGACCTTGCAAGATTGACCGCTGGAGTTCCTGAATTTGCGGCTAACGTTGTCGGTAGTCCAATCGAAACAGCTAAAGGTGTAGCGCAGGACATGATTAAATCCGGTGCGCTTATCAGTCGAATGATGAAACTTGACAATGACGCTTGGCTTGAGTTTAATCAAAGACCATTGACAATACTGGCACCCTTTTTGATTGCTAAAGGTATCGCTTCGAGAGTGGGCGGTAAAATAGTTCCTAACCCGAAAGCACCGCCAGAAGCATTTGCAGAGATAGCAAGCGAAGTTAAATTGTTAGAGGCTGGCAAACCGTCACCATTATTATTAGAAGCTGGCAAGCAGGAGGCGTTGCCGCTTAATAGAAGATTGCCGCAGACCGCAGAGTCGCTGCCACAGTTCAAGGCACCTGAAAGTATTACGCCTGAACTTCTTGATGTTAAGGCACCGGTGCGCACTCCTGAACCATTAGGTGTTATCGAAGGTAGGACTATCTTTCAACCAGGTGAACCAAGTAGTCGCTTAAACGTACCCGGTGAGCCTTCAGGCATAGGTCTATTAGATCAAGGCACTAACCCTTTCACTGTGCAGTCGGTTGCAGAGACGGCAAGGTTTGATTCATTTACACAGCCCAAGCAACAGGCTCCGGGTATTACATTACGCCCAAGTGAACTCAGCCCTGCTCCAGCAACAGGAGGGGCGTTAAGGTTCCAAAGTCCATTTGAAGAGGCACCGCCGCTACGCAGTGAGGGAAGACCAATTTCACCAAGACCATCTGGACAGTCTGGCAAGTGGTACGACCGGGCGTTTGATGATCAGGGATTTGTGAGAATACCCAAAGTTGACAAGGTGCGTGAATTTGTGGCGGGGCTTAATCCCGCGTATCTTGATCTAACAGCCGATGCAGCAAAGGCATTAGATTTCCAAGCGCAGGGCGTTAGTCGTGTTGTAAAACCGTGGAGCACGATAGAGCAAAAGGCTAAAGAGCTCAACATGAGTCCTGAAAGAGTCAAGCAGTTGTATGATAAAAACAAAGGTTTGACAACCGAGGAGTTATATGCTGCCCGTGAATTAGAGCAGGGAATGCTCAAGTCGATCACTGATAAATACGAGAATAGGTCAAGTGACCCTGCGACAATAAGTCCGCAAGACATTGCCGAACTTCAGACCACATTGTTAAATGCGAAGGCAACATTAGTTGATCCGATAACTAAGACAGCATCCGAAACTGCTCGTAAACTTAACTCGCTAAAGATGATCCCAAATAAGACCAAGTTTATCGAGAAGGTAATTCAGAAGCGTGACGGCAAGCCAATGACACCACTTGAAGCTGGACAACTTATCGATGTTATCAAGATGACAGACATGAAAGATCCTAACGCTCTCAAGTCTATGCGTAGGTTTCTTAAAGATATGGACAAACCCCGCTTTTGGGATTATGTAAACGAGTACTGGATTAATAATATCTTGTCTGGTTTGTCAACTAATGTAGTAAACACAACAGCAAACACTATTAAGTCTGTGTACAAACAAGGCGTTCAGCGTCCATTAGCTACGGCTTTTGACGTTCCACTTTCCAAGTTACAAGGTCGAGCAAGAGAGAAGTTGTTCTCAGAGATACAGCCAGCCGTCGAGGGATCATGGGCAGGTTTGAAATCCGGTGCGATCAAGGCGATTGATATACTCAGAACAGGTCACACTAAAATTGGCGGTGAGACAAAATGGATGGCAGAGATCCCTGGACGTGGTGCATTCGAAAGATCACCTAATAAGGCATTACGAGCGGCTAACCCATTCTTGACAATGCCCACAAGATTTCTGAGTGCAAGCGATGTTGCGTTCAAATCGGTTGCGTTTGAGGCCGAGACAGGTGCCTTGTCAAGGCGCATGGCGGCTAAAGAAGGACTGAAGGGTACAGAAGCAACAAAGCGTGCTGCCGAGATAAACGAAAATCCACCGCAAGCGATTATAGAATTAGCGGCAAAGGCTGCCGAAGAAGCAACCTTTATGGAAAACCCTGGCACGTTTGCCAACATGATACTCAAGCTTCGCGACTTTGAACCATTTCCCAACAAGGCTGGCGGGTTCAAACCATTACTATTTATTGCTCCATTTGTTAGAACAATATCAAACCTTATCAGACAAGGAGCGCAATTAACTCCCGGACTTGGGATTGCCGTTGACGCGGCAATGGGAACTAAGGGCGCAGGATGGGCTGATACCGCAGCAAGACAAACAACTGGCGCGATCATAACAACTTATTTTGCACAGAAATATGCAGAGGGTGAGATGGTTGGCGCGTCACCGCGTAACCCAACCGATAGAGCGGAATTCTTTGCACAGGGGAAACAACCATTTTCGATAAAGATCAGCAACAAATGGATACAGTACAAGCGATTTGAACCGTTCAGTTTTCCAATGATAGCAGTGGCAAATGTTGGTGATGCTTATAGAGACTTTGGATCTGACAACCTTGAAGCAATGGTGACCAATGCTTTTTTTAGGACAATCAACGGGATAACGGACGCTTCATATCTGGCAGGGTTCTCTGACTTACTCAAGGGTATTGAGTATTCGACTGACAGGAAAGATGAAAGCAATCCGTACATGGAGAACTTCTTCTCTCGTATTGCTGGTGGATATGTACCGGGGTCATCATTCTTGAGATCTGTTACAAGAGCGACAGAGGCAGTAACGGAAGGCGAGGTAAGACTACGCAAGTCAGAGGGCGTTGTAGATCGAGTTAAGGCTGGTATCCCGGGACTCAACACAGATATTAAATCAAAGTTCGATGTGTTTGGTGAACCGATAAAATTGCCGGGTGGTCCGGTCAGGCAAATATCACCGTTCAAATTCAGTGAAGAAACGACAGATCCTGTAACCATCGAACTTGGCAATGTTGGTTATTATCCCGGTATGCCAGGAAAGGCAGCATTCAAGAAAAAAATGATAAGTGCAAACTCGTCATTGACAGATAAAGAACTGAACGGTTATTACGATATGTTTGTGGTCTTTGCTGGCAGAGACTCTAAAGAACGGCTACGGGTACTGATGCGTAAAGACACTTACAAGAGCGCAAACGACGAAGCCAAGATAGGATTCATCGTAGAAAACATTAAGTCGGCCCGTAATAAGGCTCGCAATAAGATAAGGGGATTAGTTAAGTGAACAAGTTACTTTCAATAGTTGGATTGGTATTTATCGCCTGTCTGTTTATGGGCGCAGATCATCCGTTTGGGATGCAACCGGGCAATAGAGCAATCCCGACCGATGTAAGCACACAAGAATGTATCGGCGGCTCACATGCGCCAATGATATTCATGGGAGAAGATACGCTCTTTAATGATGCTGCCAACACCCTGAGTAAATCTACTCGGTGGATGCAGATGGGATGGGTTGACGGAGCGACAGACAGGAACAACAAGACTGTACAGATGTTCAATCCAGAAATATTCACAATGAAGATAAAACTGAAGTCTGCTGACGGTGGTGATGGGCAAGGCGCCGTAGATACCACGTCTTTCAATGGCGCATATTTTGAGGTTCTTAGGGATACAACCGAAGCGGATGTGATAACACTAACCTTGACCGATGGTTCAGGGGTTGGTCATTTCACTATTGGGGAACTTGTGACAGGCGATGCTTCTGGCGCAACCGGATATGTTCAATCAGCTACAGCGGATGTTACAACTCCAACTAGCGATACCCTTGTTTATTTAAGCAATGTCACAGGTGTATTTGACACAGGCACTCCGGACGATTTGACCGGTGGCACGTCTGGATCAACAGGAGAGATAGCGGCTAAGAGCGCAATATGGGACAGGTCTGGCTGGAACGCTGATAGCTCGAACTTCTTCATCGGTGACTTTTACAATCACGACAAATATGGCGATTGGAAGTTCCGGGTTCCACTTATATCAACCGTGCTTGCTGATACTTCACGATGGTATCATTACCCTATTCGTCTATTTGACGGAGGTTTATACATAAGATTTGTCTGGACAGGCGACGCTTCCATTGGCGATACCACATTTATCAAATGGGAATACGAAGTTGAGAACTAAAAGTTTGTTGCTACTTCAAACATTAATCGCTATCTTACTACTAAGCGGAGACGCTTTCGCCTGGACTCCTGACGAGATCGGCGTTGAGGTCGCTGCACGTTCACCTAATCAGGGTGAGGTTACTGACTACCTGCTTGGATTGGACTGCGAAGCTGAATCTATAACTGGTCACGTCGAGTTTGAGCGGGAGAACGGCGAGCAATACGTCAACTATAAAATCACTGGATCGAAAGATGTTGGCAATTGGGAGTACGAGTTCTCGACTCGTGCTTCTGAAGCTCGCGACATCAACACACAAAAGATCGCCTGTAAGCGACGTTTGGGATATATAGGGCTTGGCGTTGGTCTAACAGCCGAGTATTACAACACAGATAGGCTACACGGTGTCTGTGTGTATTCCATGCCATTGTATCGCTACGGCTCATTGAACTACATGACGAACTTCGGCGGTCTGGAGATTTGGGACGTTGACATTGAAATATCTGATACTGCACAAAGAGTCAGTCCTGCGATAACAGGCAGGTTCTACCGACAGATTGGAAAGCCTGTTGATTGGGCTGTGAGTATTGGAATTAAGATTAAATTCACGGAGTAGATGATGAAGAAAGTATTCTTGGGCGGAACCTACAATAATTCAACTTGGCGTAATGAGTTAATTGCTTATTTGACGACTGATTATTTTAATCCGGTTGTAGAAGACTGGACTCCTGCTTGTCAGTTGGAAGAAGAGCGTCAGAAGCGGATATGCGAATTTTCTGTTTACGTGATCACGCCCGCAATGACAGGTGTATATTCTATCGCTGAAGTTATTAATGACAGCATCAAGAAGGATTCTGGCAAAACGATATTCTGTGTTCTTGATGAATCCGGAAGTTTTGATAAGGGTCAATATGGTTCGTTGAAGGCTGTTGGCGATATGGTTCGCAGGAATGGCGGCGTTGTCCTTCACAGCTTGAGGGACATTGCATCATATTTGAATACTTATCAATAATTTACGGAGTAGATGAATGCCAGACGACAAAATACTTGAAATGATTCACGAAGATGTAAAGGCTGTCAAAAGCTCTGTCAGTAATACCTACAAGATAATCAACGGCAATGGCAATATTGGACTGGTTACAAAGGTTGAGCTGAACACAAAGGATATTGCCGATCACGCCGCCGAGCAAGGCAAACGTAGCGACACGAAACTGTTTGTCTTTATCACGATTATAGCGGCGGTCATCGGTGGGGGATCTTCGTGGCTCACTATCATACTTGGAAATTGACCATTTGCCTGATGTCGGGAATATGGTCTGAACTTGAAGG